TTAGCGCTTGGATCCCTTCTATGCCGCCGGCCATATCGACAAATGCCATCCGCGCATCAATGCTCATACTGCTGATCAGTTCTTTAGCGTATGCAGCTGATGCGCCCAGGTTAACAGCGCCCGATGACAGCGCGACAAATTCAGCATTTAACCGGGCGAATGTCTCAAATGATCGCTCTCCTACCTTGCGAAACTCGTCTACGCTCGGCAGAACGTTTTTTGCCAGACTGTCACCGATACCGGAAAGCATCTCTGTGATGGCTTCCTCGGTTACCTGCTTGCCTTTTTCTGACTTGATCTGAATTTGTTGCGTGTAGTTATCAACCAGGCTTGTGCTAAAACCAAGATTTTCAGCGAAAGAATGTGCCGATTTAAAGAACCCGGTTATCGTTGCATCAAATATTTTTTGCTGATCGTCGCTCAGTTCTTGTGCAAAAGATTTGTGCTTGTTGCTAACAAGTAACCCGCCTTTTGCGCGGAATACATTGGTAAAATCTCCATCAAACCCGCTAGAACTAATATCGCCCTGCAATGATTGTTGCCGGAATTTTAACGGGCCATGCCCGAACAAGAGCGAACCAAGGCTACCAATGATCGGGATTGCGTCAACCACTTTGCTTCCGGTAGATTTGTTCCCGGCCAGCATACGGAATACAACATCGGCAATCGCAGCAACAGCCAACGGCCCAGCAGCCGAAGCGAATGACGAACCAAGACCAGCAGCAGCGCCCATCCCAGAACCGCCGATTGCCGTCCCGGCGCCACCGATGAAAGCCGTCCCAGCACCACCCGCCGCACTGAACACGCCAGCGCCAGCAGAACCAAGCATTCCAGACCCGAATGCGCCGATTGAGCCGGGCAGCATAGATAGACCGCGCCCTATTAGAGTCGGTATGCCAAAACCGCTGCGGATGCCGGACATGATGCTGCTACCCGTGCTTACCAAGTTCAATGCGCTTGCGCCAGAACTTGCGACATTTGCTACATTTGCTACACCAGAAGCGCCAGGCGCGCTTGAAAACATGGAATTCAAGCCGAGACTTTGCGAAAGATTCAGCGCGGCCAATTCAGAAGCTATACGACCAACAGCTGACCCAACATTCTTGACCATGCCTTTTAGGCCATCATCAAAGAAATTGAATATGCTATTTGCCAGCGTGCTTTGGATATTGCGACCGGCTTGCATCCATAGTTGTGTAATTTCATCAGTTGCCGTGCGCGTAACCGTTGCCGTGCCCTTAAGCTCGTTCTGCGCTTTTTGCAATGCGCGGTTATACGTCTCTACGGTTAAATATGGCTTTAATCTATTGAGTTCTTCGAGTTTTTTGTTATATCTTTCCTGTTCAGTGGCAACGCTGTCTGTGATCGATTCAACTTTCTGAGCAAGCGCGATAGTTTCTTTGGTTGCCTCGTTGTGGCGCAACAATATCAATTGTTCAGCGTCTGTAAGAACCTTCTTTTCTTTTAATGCTTTGGTTGTTTTATCAACAACGCCCGGCACTTGCTGTTCAATCTTGAGATAATCTTTTTGTGTTTCGGTTAATTGCTCAACAGCTTTGTCACTATCCAGGATAGTTTTGACAAATTTGTCATATTCTGCGCGTGATTTGGCGTTATCTTCCGCGAGAGCCGCACCGATGAACTTGGCTCCATTAAAATCCATGTTTGCTAATGCGGCAAGCTGCGCAGCACGCGCACCGATTTCCCGGCCCATGCCTCGAAATGTATCGACAACAGTAAACGCGCCGATTGCCAAACCTTTGAGAACTGGCACCACAACGTTAGCAGCAAATGAGAATTGATTCGTCGATTGACTGGTGGCAAGCATGGCATTGCCGATAGCATTGAGCGTGGGCAGTAATTCAGCGACAAAACTGGTTTTAATTGCGGTCACGCGCCCGCCCAGCATCGTCAATATGTCGTTGAAACGATCCGAATCCTCAGCCACTTTCTGAGTCATCCCTGAATGCGCGGCATATGCTTGTGTCGCTGCTTCTAGTTCTGACCTGCCCTCGTTCAGCAGTGGTATTAATTCACGCCCGGATTTGCCAAACAACTGATTTGCAATCGCTGATTTCTGCGCGCCATCCTGCATGCGAGAGAATCTGTCAGCAACATCAAGTAATACCTGGTTTGCATTGCGCAGATTGCCTTCAGCGTCTTTCGTCGATATACCTAGCAAATCGAATGCCTGAGCGCCAGAGTACATGTTCTTAGACATAACCCCGACCGCTTTTGCCACGCTGTCGAGATTTGTTCCGCTCATTGCGGCTACTTTGCCCAGCCCGCCCAATTCCTCGATAGCCAATCCGCTGATTTTGCGCAGGTCGTTGAGTTTGTCGCCGGTATCCGCAACACTCTTAATCATGCTCGTGATGCCAGCAATGGACACGCCTACGCCAATAGTGCTCAAGACGCGATTCATTGCGTCTACAGCGCCGGATACTGTGCGCTTGGCATTATCCATATCGGATTGCAAGCGCGCCATGTTGGCTAGTAGCTGTATTTCTAATTGCCCAACAACCATAGTTAAACCTCAGCAGCCTTGCGGATTGATTGTTTAAGTTTCATTGCCTTGCGCCATTTGGCCGACATGTAATGCGGCGCATCTTCCCATGGTGTTTCTGAATCAGGATCGCGTGATTCGTGGCAGGATGATAAATATGCTGCGCTGAGATTCTTTATTGATCGAGATTCCCATACCGACAGGACAACACCGGTGTTGTCCATCCATGCGCGCATCTCACTGTGCGTAATAGCAGACTCACCGAGAGTTAGCCCAAGCTCAAAAAGGTATTCGATTACATGAACTGCATTGCACTCCGGCATTTCTACCGTGTGATTGTCGCGCTCGAATTCAGCGCGTCTTGATATTGAGCCCTCTTCCGGCGTAGCGTTTAACCACGCCAGATGACGTATGTATATTTCTAATTCGTCGTAGAGGGCCTGGTAAAATTAGACCAATCATTCAATTCCTTCGCTACTTGATCCGCAATGAAACCGATTGATTCGTCAGAATACACAGCAATTGAAATGGCGCTCGCTTCAGTGATATCGCCGTATTCCAAGTTTTCCCATCCAGCCGTGCAAGCAGCCAAGAATTCGGCTGTTTCCGTGGTGTTTTGCTCAGCTGTCTGATCGATCTTGCCTTTACGTCTTAATTTTTCGATCATGCGGCTATTTTGCGCTGCCTTTGCCTTGCCGTATTGCTTGGAGCCTGGGCCGTACAAATTCACGCATACCGGTAAAGTCTTTTGTTCGTCAGCATAAATAAGCTGATCTGCCGCATCACGTAAATGCAATCGCTTGGTTGGCTCTACTGCAAATTTCTTGATATCCATCATTATTTCCTTTCGTGCGGTTAAACAGCGGCCACAATTACCGGTGCTTTGCATACATTGATTGTTGCTGTGCGCTTCATAAACTCCCCTGATGTGGCTGGAGTCAAAACCCAACTAGACACGAGCACGTCAAGATAGTGAATTTCCCCATCCGGATAGGTTATTTTCATCGAGTAATGATTCGCCGATGCGTCAGCAGCTTTCATGATTACTTGTCCCGCATCTGCCGGAATATCGCCCATAACCATTGCGCCGCTACCGTATTCAGCGACCCCTTTTGAATATTCAATCGCGCCGTTTATTGGCGTGAATTTTTTTACTTCCCTGGTTGCGCCAAACTCAGGAAACGATTCAACTTTTCCGATTGTTGTGTAAGTTATTGTGGTTGCACCATAACCAGCAGCATCATAAGTTGCTGGTAACGATGCGCTGACTGCGTACGTTGTGTCTGTAAATGATGCGACTGCTGTATGTGCGGCCATGGTCTTTGCTCTCTCCGAATCGCCATCACGGCGTTTGGTTAATAAAAAAGCCCGGGTAGTCTCACGACTAAGCCGGGCTTGCTACTTACTTCTTAAACTTACCTGTAAAACCTCACCATAAAATCCATTGATTGTTCGTAAATAACTGGATCGTCGTTATACAAATCTGGCCCATCAATATCCGGCACGATGCTATCTACAACAAAACCGTTTATTGTTCCGCGCGTACCTGGTAACGCCGTCCTGATTAAATTCAGTATTGATTTTTGTGATGGATATGTTGACGCAAGCGCAGTCACCTGGATGCGATCAGTCACAAGCTCATTTGATCCGCGCTTGATGACTCGATGCTCTTGCCCGCTTATCTGCCTGATTGATATAGCAGGTAGCGCGGTATTAATCGGCACAATACCTGCCATTATCTTGTTTGATGACACAACGGCTGTAAGTGGAGCGTTATTTGCCAGCATGTAGCACAAAATAGCGACGCCGCTCATTCATCTACCCCTATCTCGATGTCTGCGGTATCTAGGCCATGTTTTTTGGCTAAACGTTTTTTTATGTATTCACCAGTTGCTACAACAGCCGCTTGCGACTGGGCATCAAGCGCCGGTCGCATGAATGGTTTTGCTTGCACCCCAGGATGGGTTCCATCACCGATAATGTGCGGTTTCGTGCCAAACTCAACCATATGCGCATAAAAAACATCCGCGCCTGATTTTGTTTTGCCACCAGCCACAACTTTTGCCGTGATATTCCCATTCCGCCTGTCTATCCGTCCAGATATACGAATGCTGTCACGCAATGCGCCAGCGTACAATCTATAGCGCCGTCGATTGGCTTCAGATGGTTCACCAACAGGAGCGGCTGCCTTTGCGGACTCTAGGAGAGGTTTCGCGCCAGCACGCAAAGCTCCACGTAGAACATTCGCTTCCATTTTTGCCGGTAACTGATCGAGAAATGTTTGCAATTCGGCAAGACCTTTGACTTTGATATCTGTCATGAGCTGTATTCTTCAATCATGCATTCGATATATTTTTTATTGTCAATCGATGCCGGGCCTGAGACGATCTGATAAACAGTTCCGTCAATAACAATGCGCATAGATGAATCAATATCAGTGCGATGTCTTGCTCGCCATCTTGCCGGGTTCTTGGAAATGTTCAGTTGCATCTCCGTTGATTCAGATCGGCTAGGCAACACGTCCTGGACTTCACACCAGACAACCGCCAGCAATGCCCATGCAATCACCTCAGTGCCATAAGTGCTGTCATTCGTCACCGATTT